AACCAACCAGATAGTGTGGAGCCATTTGCATAGAAATAGAATACGTGATTTCCGTTGTCGTATTGGGGGGACAGAGCTGGAGCTTCGCCGACTAAAGGATAGTATGCTTGTATAGCATTAAAGTTCACAATATGAACGTCAAGTTGTATGGAACTAGATGCTGGTATACCAGGTGTTCTTACCCACCATATGGCATATGTTGATGTGTAATTTTCTAACCAGCTTGGTGCTATTGTACCGTTAGGTAATGTAAAATAAACATTCGCGAAATGATAAGACGCCATTAGATTCCATTCGAATGAGCTTGTGTTAGATGAGGATAGCACTATTTCCTGAACCCAAGGTGAAGGAGTAGGGGAAGTCTGAGAGTTCGTTATTGTTAGAATCAAATTAATGGAATTAATGCATAACTGACCGTTTTGCCAATAATCGGTAGAAGTAGTAGACTCCACGTTGTTCACGAACTGTTCAATACTACAACTATAAGGTGCTGGAGAGACGCCGAAATAAGAGACATAGAATAAGTTAAGAGTATCGCCTCTTATCCCTATCCAATAAATTTGGTTCCACGGGAAAGGAGTATTAACGTTCACTGTGTAAGCCGTTGAGTTGATGTACACAGTAGACACAGTGATGTTACCAGCAGAGTTCTCAGTAAGAATAACAGAAACAGTGAAGGGATAGTTAGTATTAGGAGTTTGTGCTACAGAAGCAATTTGTGTATATGCTGACGCACCAGGTTTGTAGTAAAATATACCCATCCCATTAAAAGATATAAGTAGGTCATAAGAATTCCCTGGATTATCACTAGTTTGGTCTCCGATGTTAGGGGAATAAATTACGATACCTGGGGAATTCTGTATTCCGCTAGGATAACTTGTCACATGAATGGTGACGTTGATGGTGTTACTTACTGGTGAATATTTCCATGCGATGTATTGACCAGCATAACTTGCTCCAGTACTATTTATCACCAGTTCGCCGTTTTGCCAGTAAGGTAGCACTTTCCAGGATGTAGACTCGACACTATCCACGGGCTGGTTTTGAACGCAGAACCACGGGGTAAACTGTAGCTGGTAACCTTGGTCTGGTGTTACTGACAAAGTTGATGAGGAATAATAGGACGTGGTGAAATTTGAGTGCGTCACAATTCCAGGTACGTTAACCTGCTGGTAAAGGAAGTTTCCTGTCGAAAAGCCCGATACTCCGTACTCGTGAACGAGTGCCACCTCACCGCTCTTCAGTGTGACGTTTTCCACAGCCTCTAACGCTTTTCCCGTAGTCTGCACTCCTTGAAATGAGGGGATTGAGGAGAAGGAGGAGGGGATCTCGTAAACTGTTAACACGTTACTCTGGTTCTGTAACATTAGCACCGTACCATAGTCCATAACATTAACGTAAAACGTTAGATAAGACTGCACTGCTTGCACTCCTAAGGGCATGAGGAGCAGAAATAGACTACTCAAGATCAAAAACTTCTTCATCTTCAACTTTATTCGCCCCCTTAGTTATGACGGGTGGGTATTTAGTGTAAAACATGACGTTTAGCTCGCCTTGATCCCTTGCCTCATCCATTGTAGGGCTCTCATCCGGAGGAAACGACTTCGGTATCAACTTTCTTACCTCCGGGTTGTCGTCTATGAGTATAATGTCTCCTAACCCTTTCAGACCGTTAAGTATTTCCCTCTTGTACTCCACCTCTTTTCTGTAATCACCGGGGTTCCTCATTATCAGATAGTCATACGGTACGTTAAACTTCTGCAGTTGTTCGAGCGTTTTTTCTCTCTGTGTCTCACCGTTCCTCCCGGTCAGTAGTATTACGACCCAACCCTTTTCTTTCGCTCTCTTGACGGTGTTTAACACGTCTTTGTTAGGGATGTCAAAGTCCATATATCTAGGCGATTGGTAACACTCCCAGAACTTCCTTTTTGCCTCCCCGTGAAGGGAGTCCAACGAAGCTACACCTTGTTCCGCTAAGCATGCATTATACCTTGCTTGAGTGTTGAAGAGCGTGTTATCGAGGTCTACAACTAGGACTTTCATATTCAAAATGTAGGAGAATGAGTTAAAAAATAAATTAGAATTGGGGGCGTGGGGGTACCCCCATTAGGGGGGTACCCCCCACAGGGGTATCTCCCACTTAGACCGGGAAGAAGAACTGCGCCAGCACTTCCAGTAAGTACAGCCATGCCATTGCTTGTAACATCGCGCCTACAAGTAACGCACCTATGATAAGGCCGGGGTTTCCGCTAATTGCAGCCATTTCGTAAAACACAATCGGTATGCCTGCAACGAAATTAATCAACGCGTTGAAGATGAGGAGCCCTACTGCATAAAGGATGAAAGCAAAAGGCATGTTTGTAACCGCAGTGCTATGTATGATAGCTGTGAACGCTTCAGGGTTTACAATTGTTGTGAAGTACGGTATTTGCTGGTAACCTACAGACGATAAGTCGACCTGAACCATAGTGTTTATGATGGTAAAGGCTATAATGAAGGCTAAGGCAAACTTACCTAGTGTTGTTAGCATAGGAAGAAATAGGAGAAGAGACTAAAAAATAAATTAGAATTGGGGGCGTGGGGGTACCCCCCTAATGGGGGTACCCCCCACAAACAAAAAATAAATCACTTTAGGAGCGCCTCTTTTACATTCCCGTACTGGTCTATATAGATCACGTGTTTTCCGTTTACACTGAGGATTTTTTTAGCGTTCACCACACCGTTTATCGTTTGCAGTTTTACGGTGTTCTCGTCATTTTCGATGACGTCGATGGGTTGCTCTTTTCGTCCGAACATATTATTTCTTCTTTAAGGTCTCTCTCATGCAAGCTCTGTATGCTCTTAGTTTCTCTCCCTTAGGTAGTCCCTTAACCTTTGCACTGCACATCTTTGCAGCTTCGGCAAACTCTCTTCTCCATTCAGTTAGTCTCGTGGAGTGGGTATGTTCCTTGTACGCCATCAAGATATACGTATACGAACATATTAAAAAATATACTACGTTACCTCCTGCGGCTGTACGACAATACCATGAAGAGAATAAACACTACTGCAGCTGCAAAAAAGAACGCCAGACTCGACAGGACACTATACACGGGCTGTTCGAAGTCGAAAGCCTGTGTAGGGATATTGAACTTGTAGTAACCAGCTGAGAGGTTGAATGTTGCATAAGGTGAAAATATAGGCCCGTTATCCCCGTTATCCGATAACATCTCACTCCACGTCTGGTTAGATATGTAAACGTAAGAACCCTGTGCCACCTCAACGACAAGTTTGCATGCAGGCGTTGTAGAAATTTGCTGAATTTTACTACCGTTTACTAGCCACGTGCCACTCATGAACGTGGTTGAATTGTATAGTGTGTACACACGTGCGTTAACGTTGTTAATATTCGTTATTATGAGGCTCACATAAGGCAGTAAGGTTACAATGATAGCTACTGCGACGAATATGAGCAAAAGTAAGACTAGGTACTGCATATAAAGAATTTGGAACTAACACTTAAAAATAAAATGCTCTCTTTCAGCGACATATAAATTGTCCTCCCTGCAGGGTCGTAGAACACGACGGGTGTGAATGTCGGTCTCTGGACGTGGATCCAACCTATGCCTCTCATAGGTAGATCACCTCACCCGCCATCCCGCTAATTTCCTGGTTGTTGTTGCCTCCTCCGAATCCTCCGGGCATTACCATAGGTAACATCGGAGGTGGGCCCATCGGTGGTGGAGCCCCAGATTCGCTCTGTGATGACGCCGAGAACACTGGTGGTGGAGATGATTCTAGTTGTACGTAATCAGATGGTGACGGATTGACAATAGGAGGTAGGTTGATGATAGGCGAAGGAGTCGGATTTACAATTGGCGAAGGTGGTGGACTGACTATGGGTGAAGGTGGTGGGTTGACGATAGGCGAAGGAGGCGGGTTTACAATGGGTGAAGGTGGTGGGTTGACTATGGGTGATGGTGGAGGCGAAATTATTGGATATGGTGGTGGATTGACGATCGGAGACGGTGGTGGGTTTACAATGGGAGACGGTGGTGGGTTTACAATGGGAGACGGTGGTGGATTGACGATCGGAGACGGTGGTGGGTTTACAATGGGAGACGGCGGAGGGTTAATGATTGGCGAGGGGGGTGGGTTAACGATTGGTGACGGAGGTGGATTTATGATAGGCGAAGGAGGTGGTGATATGTTAGGAGACGGTGGTGAGTTAACAATGGGTGAAGGTGGGTTCTCAATTGGCTGTAATCCTATGTCCTCTGGTTCGCGTAGTCCTCCCTCCTCAAATTCCGGTATTCTCTCTCCTCCTTCTTCTCCCTCCTCTTCTCTCAATCCAGGTATTTTTTCTTCTTCTCCTTCGTTAGGTATTCTCTCTCCTCCCTCCTCTTCTCCCTCCTCTTCTCTCAATTCACCTTCCTTACTAGGTATTCTCTCTCCTCCTTCTTCACGACCCTCTGTATCCTCAAACAAGTTAAGAGGTTCACCAGGAACTATTTCTGCACCAACGTATTTTAGTCTTGACCAATCCGACAATATATCACGCAGAGGCCCAGGCAGGTTTCTAAACAGTTCTGGCGTCTGCCTCACCCATATATTGTACTCTTCTCCTGTTCCCCTCAACTTAGAACCGACAGCAAGTTCTATCTGCCTCTCGTGACTGAGGCCTAGCAGTCCCTCAGGGTCGATTACTGGTTCTCCGTGCTCGGCACTATAGGTCCTGACATAGTTTACGTAATCTTTAAACATAGGGCCATAGGTTTTATCATTGAGTAAATCTTCCATAACATAATCGTTTACCCATTTAGGTTCTACGCCTTTCGCCAGATACTCCGCTTTCTTAGCCAAAATATAATCGCGTAGTTCTTCAGGAGGTTCAATACCAATTGCATCGGTCTTTGTACCTATTATACCACCCTTGTCAAAGGGGTGAAGGAACCTATAGAACACGTCTTTCACGCTTGACTTTCCCACTCTAAACTCAGGTATGCCGGGCTCCGTGTCCCTCAGTCCCGTGTATGCGGTTAACGCTACTCCCTCACTCTCGCTTTCACCGGGCGATAAGTATAAATCCCTAAATTTCCCCCAGTCACGCCACTCCCACCCTTTACCGGGCGGACTATCTTGCACCTTTACGGTTACTTCTCCATTCTTAACTCCTTCAAGAAAATTCCTTGAACCGGTTACGTGAGTCGCCAAAGTAGTTTTACCTTCGTATGCGTCTACGAAATCACGAATATCGCCTTCTCCGAACGAAGTCCTTGGTACTAAATGGATAGTATCACCGTTAGGGAGCGTAACTCTCCACGCCTCTGTGCTTTCACCAGTGAGGGGAGACGTCAATGTCTCCAGTTCAGCTACGCCACCCGTTCCTCTTATCTCGTCTATTTTACTCATCAGTTTGCCGGCTACGCCAGGACCCAGTCCTCCTGCTAAACCGCCTATGGCTGCATTGATAGCCAGCTGCTCGGGGTTCTGCGAGAAAGGTAACTGTAATGCCACATTAGTTAATGCACCGCCTGCCGCTCTCCACACCGGCGTTAGATGTGCAACTTGTGACGCCAAGTCTTCATTGCCCGTCAATAACTTCGTTAATGCTCCTGCACCCTTCGCTAAACCTGACTCTAACGCTAGACCGCCTGCTTCACCGATGGCGCCTAACACACCACCTTCATTTGCCTCTTGAAGCACCTCAGGTAGTGATTGCCATTTCCCTGTCGTAACTTTCGATATGGCTTCGCCGATACCTACCGATGACGCTTCGCCTATCAGCTCAGCAGGCAATAACTCCGGTGCTACAATTGCAGTAGCTATCGCAGGCAGCGCTACTTCTGTGACATCACCTACAGCCCTGGCGATGTTTTGCCCTCCAGCCTTATTAAACTGCGAAACCGCTTGGCCGAAGTTCTCAAGACCTTTACCTTGAGCAATGTGAACCAACTCCTCTCCTGCACCGCCTAACCCCTCAGTAGCGTAATAGCCTACAAGCGCAGATCCCTCCGCAATATCGTTAAAGAACTGTTGGAACGGGTTACCTGCGTTCTGAGGCTTAGTACCGTATGCCGAAGCGTATGCGTTCTGTATCGCGTTGTTTGCAGCAGATAATGCCCCGCTTACAGCTTTCCCGGCAGTTGACAATGCACCGGTTACTGCGCTTCCGACATCCTTTGCTGCGTTAGTTACGTCGCTACCAATTGTAGACTCGACATTCTTTATCATGTTGATTTCTGTGTTTCCAGCATTCTTTACTGCGTTAGTTACATCACTGACGAATGTGGACGCATCGTTGGCTATCGAACCGAAGAACGAACCGAACGGGTTACTGGGTTTTTGAGAAGTTGCAGCATTAGCGACAATTTGACCTCCACTTATTGCGTTCCCGACGTCTTTTACCGCGTTAGTTACGTCATTAGCGACTGAACCGAAGAACGAACCTATTGCACCTAACGGGTTATTTGATTGACCTCTACTTGTGGACGTTGAGCCACCTCCACTTAAGAACGAATCGAATATGTCGCCGAATGGGTTACTTGATTGTGTGAACGCTGTGCTACCTTTCGAAGATGTTGGAGGCGGTGATGATACGACCCCAACGCCCTGGAGATTAATTCCTTGACTTATCATGTTATTTATCATTTGTTGCGGGTTCTGCCAAGTTTGCGGTGAATTATTGTGCTGCAGCGAAATGTTATTAATTTGTTGCGGCAGTATCGGAGATGCATGTGCCGAAGATTTTACTATCGGCTCCAATACATGTACACTCGGTTCAATTGCTGACGTAGGTTGCTTGGCAACCGGTTCCGGGTTACCTTTAACTTTAGCTTCTTCGGGTTGCGATACAGGCTCTTGGCTCGGTGACAGAAACAAACCCGGACGCCATTCCGACTCAATTTTATTTACAATAGACTGCGATGACTCTGGGGGTAACGGGTGCGGTGATGAGGCTATTTCATGTGCTAGCTCCAGCCTACTCTCACGGAGCCCTTTAATAGGTACCGGCATCCCGCCGCCATGTCCTGGAATGTTAATCATTAGCTCTCCCAGGGCAGGCTCTGTTTTAGGTGGACGTGCTTCTATACCTTCTTCATGCTCTTTAGGTGGCGATACAAAATGTTCTCTACCTTGTCTTTCTCTCCTTATAATAAGTATATGAGGTGGAGGACTGATGGTTGGCTCTCTTATTGATGGGTTCAGTTCAGCTGATGATCTTATGATAGGCGATGATGTTGGAGATCTCATGATATGCTCCGGGATAGGCAGAATTGGTGGTAGAAGGAAACTTAGACGCCACTCTGGATGGAAAATGAATCTTCTCCTCCACTCTTCATTCGCAGCAGCTTCTCTGGCTTGCACTTGTTCTGGAGTGCCAGCCGCAATATACGTAAAATGAGGTCTCCAAATCATTACAGTTTCATCAAAAAGAAGTAGGAGGCAAAACTAAAAAATAAAATTCGCTTGCACAGTTTCACAGATAGATCATATTGCTTGTCATACCGCTGACTTCCATATTGTTACTGCCCCCAACCATAGGCAGCACCGGTGAGCCCGTCGGAAGAGGAGACCCGCTCTGCGTTGCCGAGAACACGGGTGGTGGAGGTCCCATGACAGGTAACGGCTCTACGTGAAGTCCTGGTGGTATTATCGGTTCTGGCTCAGGAGCTCTTAGGATAGGTTCTGGTGGGTTTCCGATTGGTCTTACCGGTGGCATAGGCTCTATGTGCACTGGAGGACCTTCGATAGGCTCTTTTGGTTTACCTTCCTCTTTAGGTGGTGATATAAACGGTGTTCTATCGTTTTCTGGCCTTTTTTCAATAGGTAACGGAGTTATACGTATTGGAGGATTGATAATAGGTTCTGGTTCTCTTATGATAGGTAACGGCTCTACGTGAAGTCCTGGTGGTATTATCGGTTCTGGCTCAGGAGCTCTTAGGATAGGCAACGGTATTATAGGCTCTGGTGGGTTAACGATATGCACCGGAGGGCCTTCAATAGGACCTCTTATGATAGGTAACGGTATTGGACGAGGGGGTTTCACTTCTATTGGACGTTTCTCTTTAGGTGGCGATATAAACGGTCCTCTTTCGTTTGAATGTCTATAACCTTCTCCATGTTTTATACCCCAAATAGGCATTGGAATACCGACCAGATTGCTTCTGTGTTCTGGTCCTCTTATGATAGGTAACGGCTCTATGTGAAGTCCTGGTGGGTTTCCGATTGGTCTTACCGGTGGCATAGGCTCTATGTGCACTGGAGGACCTTCGATAGGCTCTTTTGGTTTACCTTCCTCTTTAGGTGGTGATATAAACGTTATGTTGTGCAGTTCTGGTGGTATAGGTAACGGCTCTACGTGAAGCCCCGGCAGTACTGGTGGATTAATGATTGGTAATGGTGATATACGTATTGGAGGACCTTCAATAGGTCCTCTTGTTAGTTCAGTTGGTGGTCTTACGATAGGTAACGGCTCTATACGTATTGGCGGTAGAACTGGAGGGTGCGATATGAGCCTTTTCCTCCATTCCTCATCAGCAGCAGCTTCTCTGGCTTGAGTTTGTTCCGGCGTGGCGGCTTCAATGTAAGTAAAATGCGGCCTATAAATCATCTCATGACACCTTGTAATAACTTCATTACGTCATCTGCGTTTTTCGCTTCTCTTAACGCCTTCTTGATTTCACTAGCTTGACTCGGAGACAGGTAGAACATCGTGTCAGTATACGGCCTACCGTTGTATTCCTCCCTCAACTTCAGTTTATCGCCTTCAACCTTAATCTTTACGACGTAGCCGTTATCGTAATGTATTTCTACTCCATTATCTATTTTTCTGAATGTCATCAATAAGAAGTAGAAGGGAAAGTTAAAAAATAAAAACCGCTCGCAAGGTGGGGAATAGATTTTTTCCTTATATAATTAAGGAATATGTACTGTTAGCTCCCCAATTTACGCAAGATTTCAACTGCGTCCTTCGTTTGTGTATACTGTATTATCCTATCCAACTTCTTGTGACCCGTTATCTTCGCGATAATTGCAGGGTCCGTTGCGTTTTTCGCTAAATGGGAGATCAAAGCGTAACGTAGCGAATGCGTATTACATTTCAGGTACTTCAGTGCGAACATCCTTATCCTCGCTTCTAGTTTATCATCAGAGATTGTCAGTATCGATTTATACGCTAGTCTGTTCCTGATGTTGTCAGGGATAACGAAGAACCTTGCATTCCCATGCTTTTCTGCTTGCAATTGAAATTCCTTTTGCCCCGTCTCAATGAACGTCTTAAAAACCCTAATTGCTTCTTTGATTCTTGCACCGTTAACCAGCTGTATCAAGAGAATGGCGACATAAGCTTCATACGGCATCAAATTCATATCAAACAGTTGTTTGTACGCGTTAGTGAGGACTTTCTTGGCTTCGAGAAAGTCAACGCTGTAGTCCCAGGTGTGTTCTATCTTCTTTTTCCCCAAGGGCTTTAGGATCTTCTTAAGTACCTCGGTCTCCTCTCTCTTTCCTTTCTTCTTCTCCTCCTTTAGTCCTAGTTTTACTGCAATAAGATCTACAACGTCAGTCCATCCTTTTTCTCTCGCTTCTTTCAAATACTCCAAAAGTTTAGGGGAGTTGTCTGGAAGGTTCTGAATAATTTGTTTAAGTTCATCCTTATCCATTTTCCTCACTCATCCTCATAGAGATCGATGTCTTCTTCCAATTCCTCTTCTTCTTCCTCACAAAGGATTTCGTACCAATTGTATATTCCTTATATTATATATAGTAATGTAATATCCAGCATCTTTCAATAACTTCTCCTGAACTGGTAACATTTTCTCCTTTGAAACCCATACTGCGATCTTCATTTGCGATCCACCTCAATAATAACTATTTCGAATTTGTTGGGGTTTATCCTAGTTTTATAAAGCTGAGAAGCTTCATACATCCACTCCCAGACGCCACCGAACCCACTATAGCCGACATACTCACTTAGTGTGAAAAGCGTAATGGGTTTTGTTGCGACGACTTTGCCGTAGAACTCCTCATCTCCAATTTTCATTACTACGCTCTTGCCTATGTAGTAATAGCCAGACTTTGTGATCGTTGCGACAAGTTTGGCTCCGTTCATGATATACTTCTGTACATAAGGCGAGTCGAAAATAATGGGCTGGTCACCTAAGGATCTTGAAGGATCCTGTAGGTCTAAGATAATGTCGTCTATCTCTCCTATTATTTCTTTAATTTCCTCTAGTTTCTTTCCGAGAAACTGTAATTCATCAAATTGTTCTTCATCAAAATTTTCATTAAGATACCCCATAATTTTATTAATCCTATCCATAATAGTAAGTTCTGCATTTCCTAAATCAACTTTCGCTTCTCTCAAACGCTCTATAATTTCCTTATACTTATTATCGACCACGGTGTACCACCTCAACGACTACTATTTCGAATTTGTTGGGGTCTATCCTGTCTTTATGAAGTCTCTCTGCTTCATACATCCATTCTTCGACGCTTTGAAATCCGCTATAATCTGTATACTCACTTAGTGAAAAAGGTGTGACAGGGGCTATTGCGATAACCTTACCATAAAATCTCCTATCTCCAACTTTCATTACGACCCTCTGACCTAACTTATAATAGCCAGACTTCCTGATTGTCGCGACTACTTTAGCACCATTCAAAATGTATTTTTGCACCACAGATGAATTGAAAATCATAGATGGGTCACCTCGCTTATGAAAGGCTTTACTTCTATTTGTTCCGTGAATATCCTCCATATGAAACTGTCTAGATATAAAAGCCCATGTTCCCCATTTAAAAGCCGTAGATGAACTTCTGAACAATACCAAGGATCTTTGAATACTACGTCGAAATCGACAATGTATCCAAATGGGCTATACAGCATTATTCTTAGCTTCTGTAATTCCTCTTTTAGGGTGTTTAGATAATCTAATAAATCTCTCATTTCTTCCTTATCTAATTCGTCTTTCTGTATTTTTTCCCTAATGATTTGCCATAAATACTTCATGCGGGTCACCTACGGGTCTTGGAGGTCTCGGATAATGTTCTCTATCTCTTCTCTTATTTCTTCAATATCTTCCAATCTACTCTTGAGAAACTCCCATTCATTAAATTGTTCTTCATCATCAGGATTTTCATCAAGATATGCATCAATTTTCTTAATCGTATCCTTGATGCTATCCTCAGCGTTTTCTAAATCCAGTTGAGCTTCTTTCAAATAATCTATAATTTCCTTATACTGAGTATTAACCATGGCGGGTCACCTCATTCCTTCTTTTCTTCTTCATAAATCAATAGTTCGTTTTTATCGAATTTCAGAAATACTCCTTTCCTGAGTTCGAAAGTGTCGTCGTTTATCCTCTTGAAGTGTTCCGATAACTTTCTTATAATGATATTATAGTGTATGTCTGGATACTCATCCGTCAATTGTATGTGAATTAATTTATTCATTTTTTGCCACCTCATTCCTATTTAGTCCTTATTATATAATCTTTTAGAAATTTTATGGTTCCGTCTTTCTTTTCTAAATATTGTATATCTATATACCATTCTAGGTTTTCAAAAGCCTCGTGATGCCAGACGTCGCCATCACTAAATCGATTATATATATGACCTGTTTGATTAAATCCGTTATCCTTTAGCCATTTTTGAAATTTTTCCCAATCTATTTCCTTATTATTTTTTATAAAGTGATACATTTCAACTATATCCGTTTTTTTCGTCTGTGAATAAGAAATTTGACTTTTATCTCCGTCTTTTTGACTTAACTCTCCCTTACTTTTCATTTCGCTTTCCCTCGTTTTATACTCTCAAACAGAAGTTTAAAAACCCCAACATGTTTCGCTTTGGGCCGAAAGAGAAGAGATGAAAAGCTTGATAATATATAAGAACCAATTTAATATTTTAGAACTTTTAAGTTTGCTTTTTCCTACTTTTCTATCTTTGAAGATGATAGGATATTCTATAACTTTTAGGTTAGATTTGATAATTTTAAAATTAGAAACAATGAGAAGGTGATAGGTAAAATGGGTACCGGGGTCAGCCCGATACTCCAAATTACGTACGCCCTCTTACTAAGGGCGCCGGGGCGAAAGGTACCTCATCGGGTACCGATGCGCCCCCCTACTCCTCGCTGCTCTTGGCATATTCCGGGTATTTCTTGTAGACGTAGTTTAGAATTTCGCCCTTATCCTTCCTAACCCATTCCTTGAAAAATTCCACGACGTCTTTTTCGTCTTCCTCAGGCTTAACCTCACCTTTCAGAACGTAATTCCTTACATACCCTATTACCGCCTCGCTCATTGGATCTCTTACTTCCTCCTTCTCTTCAACATCAACCTCTCCTAACTCGATCAATTTGTCAATATAATTCTGTAATTTCGACGAATATGGACCGAAGAACCAAGGCTTAAAATCCAGTCCTAGTTGAATCCCTTTCTCCTTCTCAAGTAAAAAGAAAATCTTCTGCAGCTTAGTGGGAGTGATGTGCATATTCTCCTCTTTAGCAGTGTAAAGCAGTAATTTAATTAAACGATAAATTCTGTCCTCGATTAACATAACCAGTCCTAATATTAAAGTACACAAAATGCATAAAAAATTTAGGCAGAGTTTGCCTCAGAGAGGCAAGGTCTTTGTAAAGAAAAAGAAAATAAAGAATTAACTTAAATTTTTACTAGATAAGCTGAAGAGTTGATTAAAAAAAACAATTACTCTTCCCTTACCCAATCGGGTTGTCTGTGTGTAATCATATATAATTTATATGGTTCTAACTGGACTTTCCATTCCCCGCAGTTTCTGTATTTGATTATCGCTAGTACGTTATGATCATTATGGTTAAACAATAGTTCAGCTCTACCGCCAACTGCGTGCACTTTAAACCTTATGACCTCTCTATCGAACTTTATAGTATAATTATAGATTTCTAGTTCTTGCACAATTTCGTAAGGCACTTTTATATTCAATCTCGGTACTCGAAATATATGCAGATGTTCCGCATAGAATTCTGTGTCCAATACTTTTGGGAATCTTAATAGTTCAGCTTTTCTATTAATGTTTGGCAGCAGCGAAACCCTTATATTTGACCAATCGTCGACGAATACTTCTGGGATCGCGCTAAAACTTCTTTTCGGAAGTAATTTAGGCCACAGCTTTACATCGGTGCGGGCGAATATTCCATTATAAACCAGTTTTTCCTCTTCTTCGGCCAACACAGCCTCTACTGGCTTATCCGTCATTTTGAGATATATATCCTCCTGCGCCATTTCTTGTCCCTCCTCTCAATTAATTTTGGAGATTTGACTTAGTAGGGGTTGCAGATCCCTAATTACAATGAGAATATCCCCGATTGCCTTATCAACGTCACCATTCTTAATCTGGAAGTATGCTCTATTAATCTTCTCAGACCAGGATGCTTGAATGGCCGGAGGAGATCTATTGGTATCCGCATAATAATCGATTATATCTAGGAGATCTGAAAGGAACCCCCTCAATGACTCGGCGAGGGCCTCTAACTTCTTTCTGAGTTGCTCTGGGATCTGCTGGTTCTTCCAGAAGGCGTCAGACTTTATTCTATCCAATATAAGCTGCATCCCCCTAGCAACAGTATAAAGCTCTGTGAAGGTCTTCATTAAGTCATTGCTCTCTAGATATGAGAGAGCCTGCTTTATTCCTTCCTCCCACTTCGTTGCGGTGGCTTCTCGGATATACCTCCCGTTTTCCAGATACTTAACTAGATCAAATATATTATCAAAAAATCTGGGATCTTTTTTCACGGGATTGATCTGAACCATTTTTTCATCCTCTGAATATACCTATGTTTTAGGATATATTTAAGCTTTTCGCTTAGCTTTTTGCTTAGCAGAAAAGGAAGAGTATTAGCGCAGCTGCTGCAAATAGTAGGGAATTAGTTAGGTGGATTTAACCCCTTCGCCCAAGCACTGCAATCTTTCCCTTAATCTTAATACAAGTCTTTTTTATATTTTACTTATTTTGCTTGCTTAACAATTTTTTAGAAAAAACTCTATTAGCATATTATTTTATTAACCTCTGTGAGAAGTCTATACATATGAGAATTGTTGAAGATAAGGATGGAGAAAGATTCTTGGAGTTCGAGAGTAAGAAGGACTTTGAGAAATTTAGAGAAGATTTGCTAAAAGCTGCTAGAGAAAAAGCTAATGAAAAAGAAAATTTTTAACTCAAAAATAATAAAATCTTAAGAGTACACTTCTTCCTTTATTAATTCGAGTTTGTATTTATCGGAATCATTGCTTATTCTTATCCAATATAAAATAGTAGTTTTTTCATCAACCGGGATCGCCGTGATTTCATAGCACGAGATAGCCTTATTACTAAGGCATTCATCCATTTCAGGTAATGATGACAATTGCCTTTGAACCTCTTCTAATTGATCTTGGCTTAACTCCATTTTATCTAAAACCTTCATTTTTTCACCCTCATTTATGCTCTTCTCTAATCTAATATTTAAGCTTTATGCTTAGCAAAAAGCTAAGCAAATAAGGGAGGATATCATGGACCGCAGCTGCAGGTAGTAGGCAACTGATTAGCTTTTTGCTAAGCATAAAGCTTAAATATTAGATTAGTAAAGAGCATCATAGAGGTGGAAAAGTTGATGGAAGAAAACAAAACCTCAACAAAACCCAAAATATTCAGTTTTAGTTACAGGAGGACTGGTATGGGAGCTAGAGACGATACTATTATAATTTCGTTCAGGACAGGAAAAATAATAAAGTCTAAGCTGCATACAAGTAAAACTGGTAGTCACGGAGTACGATCATATGCATTGTTGCCTGGAAGATACCTAGTTTACAGTGTGACTAGAACTAATCTTAACAATACCTATATAACAGTAAAAGTTGTTGAAGTTAATGGCGAGATGAAGGTACTACAAGAATGGAAATTATATGAAGGAAAAGAACAAAAGATAGCACTATCGCAGTTACCGAAAAATATAGCAGAAATATTGCGCAATAACAGAAATGAATTACCGTTATCTCATTATATCGAAGATCAAAATCTTATATCTCAATAATTTTTAATAATATCTTTTTAAAAAGTCCATCTTTCTTTCTTTTCTTTGGTTCAACCTTTTTAAAGAAAATATTATCACTAGCCTAGCTTCATTCTACAAGAATAATTTTTATCTATTTTTTCTAGTTAAAGCTTTTTCTTCTTCTTATCAATAACCCGTTATGTTTTTTCAATAAATTTAATGTTTATCAATACATTGAATTTCTTAAAATTTACGTTAGAATGAAGAGCATTACGAGTCTTATGAATTCAACGTAAAAGAACGAAGAATAACGACGTAATGCTCTTCATTCTCATATGAAAATTTATTTAATTAAATGATTATTAGAGAGGGAATGAGGAAAAAAAAAAGAGAAAAGGATGCTAAAATCATACAATAACCTCAAGCTTTTTAACCAGGAACGGCTCCCCCAACGGATGTCCGCATTTCGGGCATTTCCCTTTACACATTGCCTTAATTTCTGAAGGAGTCCTTACACCGTAAAAGTCCTGCCCTACTTCCTCAAACCTATATAACTCATACCCGCAGGCTCTGCATAAGTACCTCACTGGCCCTAACGCATTCAATATCTCCCTGTACCTACCCCTTATCGTTACTTCTGTTATGCCCAACGACTCAGCTATTTCCTTCTGAGTTTTTTTCACGTCCATAAGAGTGCTTATTAAATATACTGCAGCGGCACTTAATGCTAGATAGCCTTTCCCACTAGTTAGGCCATTCTTATACATAATATTAACCATCTCTGCAGATTTAGTTGCTACGAGTTGAGGTAAGCCCAATTTTTCTACAATTTTTGGAATATATTCAACTGGCTTAATTTTTGGCTTAAAGTTTTGTAGCTGTTTTGATACATTATTTACTCTTTCTAAAGCTTTCCATAATTCACTAGAGGAAAGTGAATATCTAGTTTTGATCTCTTGCAAATATCTAGGTATACTATTTACTTGACATGAATAATATAATACCGCGGCAATTAATGCATATGAATCTATTCTCTTTGCTAAGCCGTTCTCAACTAATTTTCTTAGTATAAATGCTGCAGTTTCTTTTACATGTTCCGGCAAATCTAGTTTTGATGCCTCACTGTTAAGCATTGAAAGGTATGTTACTAATTTTTTATCCTTAGACGAAACTCTAATTCTGTTCTGTAATTTTTGCATTTTCATTAGC